ATAACCACCTTGAAAACCATTTTCAGCTAATCTTATAAATGTACTATTATTTACATCTGCTGATTGTAATAAAATAGTTCCATCATTAGCAGAAATAGTGAGCTTTTCACTAGGCGAGGATGTACCGATACCCACCTCTCCAGTAGAAGTAATATTAAATCTATATGCATTATTAAATATGCCAAAAGAACCGCCACCTATACCAGCACCATTAGCACCCGAAACTAATTTCCATTCTCCACCACCAGTACCATCTGCATCAAGACTTAATTGAGTACCGATTGAATTACTTGAAGTTATTTTTGCAGTAACTTCAGCAGAATCACTAACATGAAGCGTATTACTAGGCGATGTGATATTTATACCAACTCGGTCATTTCCATTATCAACAAATAAAACTACATTTCCACTACTATCTTGAACACTAAAATCAGAAGATGCGTTTCCAGCTTTGAAATGAATACCTCTATTAGCAGTTGAATTAAAATAAATACCTCTTTTTTCTACTGCACTAGATTCATCAAAAGAAGTATTAAATCCCGAACTTCCATTAGTTAATTGAAATGTTCCTTCAATTATCTCATCAAATGCAAAACTACCAGCACCTTCAACTTTAAAATCTCCAGTAACTACTAAATCGCCATCAACTGTTCCACCACTAGCTAGACCAGTGGCTATTGAATCAACCATGCCTTTTAACATTCTACTATCCTAACAGCTCCAGTAGTTGTTGATGTTGAGTTATAATTAAAATAGATTGTATTTCCTAAAGAGCGGGGAACTGTAATAAAAGTAAGAGTATTTTTTGGAATCAATAGATCATTAGAAGCATTTACATTTGTTTCGCTTGATGCAAAATTAAAATATATTTCAACAGCACTATAAACCCCAATATTTCCTGTGCTTGAACTAATTGATTTGTGAGTGGTGTTATTAACATCAGCACTTGAGCCAGCAGTTCCAGCAGATGATACTGACCATCCACCTCCAACTGTGGTATTTAATGCTTCTTGAACTGAATAGGTATGTAAATCTGCCATTTTCTCTGCCTCTCTAAGCTATGACTAGCGTGAATGAGTTATATTATTGATAAAAGATACTAATGAATAAAAAACTTTTGAAAGTTTTACTTTTTCTTTTTTATTCTTCTTTTAATTTTCTTTTTATATGGGCTTTCATCAGATTCAGAATTAATTCTTTCAAAGCCCTGGAATTTTAAAGATTCTATTTTTTCAGGATGCTTTTTGATTTCAGACTCTTCCAATCTTTCTACCATTCCGTTTTTAAAATTTTTCCAATATTGCATTTGTTTTATTCCTTTTTAAATTGCGGGGAAGAGCGAATCATTCCCCGCTTTTTAAACTAATCTAGACCCACGGTGCGTTTGCTTGCATGGCGGTCTTACAGATTAATCAACATTTCTGATTTTGATTCCACGCTTGTTATCGGTATCATCAATTCTCTTTACACCGTAAAGCAAATCAGCAACCACTTTTGTACCAAGTGCATCAACGCTGTATTCAGATTGAACTCTGACTTCCTGTTGAACTGCTATAGCACAGGCTGTTTTGTGAAAAATAGCACCTGAGATTGTGTTAGAATTACCACCAGTTCCAAATGAATTAGACATATAAACATCCATTCCATATAAGGAGCCAACCATTCCTGACCTTAAACCTCGATTGCCTTCGCCAACTGCATCATTTCTAATGAAATATTGAGCAATTCCTGAGGCTGGATTTAAGATATCAGCAAATAAAGTTGGATTTACCACCATTGCAACATCCCCATCTGTATAAGGAATATCATTTTCACCTAATGTTGCAAGGGCTTCTTCAAACTTAGCAGCAGTTAATGTATCATCTGCGGAGAGATTTAAAGATTCTTCCAAGCTTGATAATTCATCAAAAATATCTGCATCAACTTGTCTTGCTAAGGCTTCTCCCATCATTTGAGAATACTTAGCAACTAAGTCTACATTGGATTGAATTTCAGCCACATCTTCAAATAATTTTGCAACATATTTGTGCTTATTTACTGTTAGCTGAGTTTCTGTAGTTGCAGTTGCATCATAAGATACATCTGAACCCGCTGATTTATCACTAGCACTAATTAAGCTGATTTCAGGAATATGAAGAACATCTCCAAATCCCGCTCCGCTAAAAACAGCGGAAAAATCATCAATCAATCCTCTAAGGACTGTTTTTCTCTCAAAGTACTTATAGATTCCTTCACTCCAAATTTCAGGTATGAAGTGTTGGTCTGTGGTTGTGGTAGATGCACTACCTTGATAATGTTTAGCCATTATTTACACTTTTCCTATCTTCTTCTGTAGGCATCCAAGATATTTCCCCAGTTAGCTCTTTTTTCTTCATCGGATAGATCAACCCAACTTTTGTTTTCAGGATTCGCATTTCGAGCTGGAGTTCCATCTGTCGGCACTACTTCAGATTTTGATTTATTATTTAATTCCGAGTGGATAGCTTTTAGTTTATCTAATGGCAAGTCGCCAAAGATATCCTTTTGCTCATCCGTAAAATCAGAAAGAATTTCACTTCGCATAACTTCTATTTGAGCCATTGCAGCCTCAATAACTGGTTCTTGCTCGGAAAGCTTTGCTCCCCTTTGCTCGGCCAGCTCTTGCCACTTATTTTCTTCAGCCATTTTATTTTCTTTTTCTAGCTGAATTTGCTTTTCTAGTTTTGCAAGCTTTTCTTCTGCTGATTGTGCCCTTGTTCTATACTTTTTGCTTTCTGCAATCAAACTTCCGACCTCAGGGCTTGATTCGGAAACTTGGCTTTGGCTATCAGTTGCCACCTCTTCTGCATTATCTTGCATTGGATTAGGTATCTCTTTTTCTACCGTAATCCCTGATTTTACTTCAGACATCTGTCCTCCATTTTAGTTAAAAAATCATTTATTTTTTGTTTTGCTTGGCGACCATTTGACTCGATTCGCCCAGTAGGCAGCCGAGCTTTTTCCCTTAGCAATATTTTTTGCATGTCTAGCCTTGAAAGATTTTCTCTGAGCAACTGTTTGATTGGTTTTTACGCCTTGCTGGCCAAACCTAATAACTTTAGTTACTGTTTTGCCTCTTTCTTTAAATCGGCTTAACACCACATGTGATTTTGTAGGATGCTTTGGAGTTCTTTTTGGTTTATTAAAATCACTCAATCCTAATCTTGCTAATCTTGGGTCTTTTTTCTTAGGCACCGAACTTTTCCTTTAATTCTTTTTTTCTTTGTTTTCTTCTATTAACTAAAAATATTTCTTCATCTGTATATGATGCTGGTACCAGTTGGCATTGACAATTACCTTTGCAAACGCTAAACCCGCTTCTTGGCAATCCTATCGCAGACCATTCAGGCCAAGTTGAAATCTTTCCATGTCTAGGCTTGCAATCGACACATACATTTACGCCAGCAGTAACCCACTTAAATTCTTGAATGTTTGCATCTCCATATTTACCTCTTATTGCTACCTCTGACATTAATTGAACTGCATTTCCAGTAGTATTTTTTATTGCGTTTCTATATGGGCCAAATATGATTCCACCTTCAGATAAATCATTAAGCAAAATTTGCCTGATTGCATCATCTGTTGCCCCGCTTGCTCTTAATGTCAAAATAGTTTGCTCCAAATCTAAAATTGTTTTTGCTGTTGCATTTGCTAAGGCCGATGTGATTATTACTTCTAATTCATTTAAAGCATCTTCTGCTGAAATGTGATTAGGCACGCCTTATATTTCTTTCAATTTTAATAATCATTCTTTTCATTAAATCATTTTCTACTTTTTTTGTAACTCCAAACCACTCTCTTTTGGGTGTGCCTGGATGATTTACTGACTTAGCACCAAATTTTTTACCTTGATTAGTATATAAAGGATACAAAACTTTTGCGTTTTTTGCGACTATCTTATGAGGCCTAATTCCTTCTTGATGAAATTGACCGATTTGAATGCGGTCAGCATCAGGTCGCACCCTTGCTTCTTGGTCATATCTTGATGCTCTCTTTACTATTTCAACATCTTTTAATTTACCAGTTGCGAATAAAGGCACTCTAGGTTTTTCATAACCTTTTGCTCTTTTGCTTTGAATAGTTGAACCAGCAAGACTTTTGAATTTTCTTCCGTTTACATCCTGACCAAATTTTAATCTTCTATTGTGGTCTAAAACAATGGCAGTTGCAACATCATTAATTTCTTCAGATAGATCAAAAGAAAGTTTTTTCAGATTAAAGCTTTTGTCGATTGTGATTTTTGTTTTCATATTTTATCTAATATCTTTGTAGCAAATTTCTCACCTTCTTTAAATCCTTGCTTTATTTCTTTGTCATGGTCTTCAAGAAATTTTTGAGCTAATGCTTTAAGATATGATTCAGGGTCTTTCAATAGTTCATCAATGTCAATTGCTTTTAAAATATTATCAGCATTATTCTCTATTTTTATTTTTAAGATATCAATTTTATCTAAAAAATTATTGACCATTAGCAGCCGTTTCTCTTAATGATTGAAAAATCTGAGGTTGATTTGCTTGCCTATCTGCTTCTGCTTGCTGAGTTCTTTCTTCTTGAACTTCACCAAGCTTTGCATTTAATTCTTCATCGCTCATATCAGGATTAAAATATAAAAGCAAATCACGCTGGGTCATTATGCCGTTAGCAAGCTTCCAGTCTAACATCTTTAATTCTTGGTCAATTGACATTGGATAAGATATCTCTCCAAAATCAACATAGTAATCTTCGCTCAGGCTCATTGCATTATGAACATCAAGAATAGTTCTATCAATTTGGTATCTTGATTGCTCCCATTCTTTAAAATATGAAATGTCGCTTTCCCTAGATTCTAGGTTTTCAATTTCCATTATCCTTAATGCTTCACCTGAGGGTGAATTGCCTCCCGATTCACCCCATCTTATTCGTAGGTGATTATTTTCTGCTGTTTGATTTGCAAATATTTTCACTGCTTCTATCATTTCATTTAATCCGCCTGTTGGGCTTACATATTGAAATGATGCACCTTCAGGTAAAATTATAGCAGAATCAATTCCTGACTTTATTACAGACTGACCTTCATCAATTCCAGTAAATACTGGTTGGCCCAACCTATTCCTAACGCTTAATGCAATTTCTGTCATTGCTATTCCTATTTGAACAGCTGATAAAACAACATCATTACTTGAAGATGGATAGACCACTCTGCTAATTGGATTTATTTTATAAGGATTAATCATCTCAGGATTTCCAGCAATCGCAAATCTCTTTCCTTTTTGGTCAAATCTAAAATGCATTCCTTGCATTCCTTCTCTTTCTTCAGACCAAAAGACAAATTGCCTACTTTTATTTACCCCCTTATCTATTTCATAGCTATATCCGTAAGGCTCTGAATCTCCTTGCAAATAATATTCTTTTACAAATGGTAATATTTCATATTCTAATCTTTGCTTTCTTTCATTGAATTTTGTTTTAAAATGGCAACTTCCCAAAAGCCAAGATAATTCGCTAAATTGTTTTGTTTGACTATCAAGCATATATGCGATAGAATTATAATCTTCATTTATCTCACCGCCTATCATTCTTTTTGGTGCATTCTTATAAAGCATCATTCTTGCTCTCGCAAATCTTGGCACCACCTTTTGCGGATAAGTTGGAATTTGTTGCAATGATTCGCTTGAAAAGAATTGCTCTATATGCTTTTCAATATTCTCATTATAGTAAAAATCAACTGCCGTTGACCTTTTGGCCATCTCTAAGTCTTTAAATTCTTGTTCTGCTTTTGCAACGCTTGCTAAGATTGTTTGTTCGGATAGCTCAGGAATCACCACTTGATTCACAGTTCTGCCAAAATAATTTTTCATTTTACCACCTGATTGTTTTGCTTATCTTACTTATTACAGGAAACTTGTAGCTGATAGCATATGAACAAGCATCCAAAGCGTGAGTAAGCTCTATGTTAGATTTATTAATTCCTCCTTTTTTATCCCGTTGCACTTGCTCCAAATCTTTGATTAAAAATTTACATTTAGGGTCAATGGTCATTGATACATTTCCTTCTGCATCTAATAGTTTTCTATTTAATGCATTTAATCTATCAATGTGACTAGGATGTGATTTTTTTGCTCTAATTTGAAATCCGAAATCTTTTAATATAGCATGGTCGCTTTTATTACTGGTTGTGCTTCTTGCACTTCCCGCTGGGTCAGGATAGACCTCAATATTAGGAGCAATGGCTTTCATCTTTCTTGCCATCTCCTCAGTATTACTATTCTTTAATCTTATCTCATCAAAATAATGAATAGTTCCGTTTGTGAATTGGCAAGCTAATACTGCGGTCATATAGTCAACATTATGGTCGCACCCCCACCATAAATAATTAGATAATGAGCTTGCTTGCTTTACATGAATATTTCTGTCAAAATTCCAGGCTGCTCGATTGCCTGAAGTTTCAAATGATGCTTCAAACTCTTGCCTGAATCTCACTCCATCCATTGTTCTTTTTGCCCTTGATATTTCATCAGCAGAAACAAATCCACCATCTATTGTTTTAAATTGCCATGATTTCCAATCAGGTTCCGATTGGCCTCTTGAATATAGATCATACATTATATCATAACCATTAGGTGTTCCAATAAAAAGAACAGAACCTTTTGTGGTTGCCAACATAGGATAAACAATCTCTTCCCAAACATGAGGTTTAATATAAGCCATCTCATCCATAACGCACTTTGTAAGCTCAACTCCCCGCAATGAATTTTCATTATCAGCACCTTTGACAGATAGCTCAGCACCATTATCAAAATATACTGACATTTCAGTTTCATTAAGTTTTGCTCCAGCAAATTGGCCAAACATTTGTCTTAATATAGGAAACACAATCATTTTACCTTGCTTATAGCTGGGCGTTATAAACCAGCGTCTTTCGTTTGCTTGGAAATCGTCTTTCATTAAATACATAAGCGAAAGAATAGTTTTCCCCCATCTTCTCCCAGCCACAATTACCTTGAACCTTGATTGGTCTTTGAGAATTGCACTTCGTGTTTGATTTAATGTCCAATTCAGCATCACCCAAATATTCTTTTAAATAATGCTTTTGGAACTTTCTTTCCAGCTTTATAAAGCTTCTGCATTCTTGCAATGTCTCTTCCTCTTTGACTTCTAGCAGAGCCTTTTGTTCCGCTTAGATATTTCTTTGGTACTGATTTATAGGTCTTATCTTTTGCAACTCTTCTATTCATCTTTTTCTTTTTAGCTTTTCTAGGCATTTATTTTCTCCGCTTTTTTCTTTCTTTTCTTGCTAATATAGGGTCATGCTTGATTGCTTTTCTTCCTTTTACAATCTTAATAAAACTATTAACTCTTGCAGATGCCCAGCTAGATGGAGTCATTCCTTTTCTTGTTCCTGAGCCAACTGCAGCCCCCAGCCCTCTTTTATAAACTTGCGTTAAGCTGGATTTGCTTATCTTGTGCTTTTTTGCTAAAGTTCCTAATCTTTTAGAAACCGCTGGTGATATTCTTGCCATTTATTCATCCTCCAAAACCATTACCCTTATAGGGTCATTTTTGTTTTCAACTACTCTAAATTCTTTTGCTTTTCCTTCTGTTCTATCTGCAATAAATTGAACCGCCCAGGGCTTTCCCTGAATTGCATAAATCATTGTTGTTCTCATCACGCCTTCCATTAAAGTCATTTCTCCAGCATCAACATCGTCAAAAATTTCATTTACCTTTGACCTGATTTCTTTCGGAATAGTTTCTTCTCCGATTCTTTTAAGCATATCAGGTATTGACATACTGCCTTTTGGCCTTCCATTTGGATTTCCTGAGACTCCAGCTTTAAATGTGCCATCTTTATTCCTGTTATTTCCTGTTTTTTCAGGCATAATTTTTGAGCGAGTCGGTAGGGTTCGAACCTCCTCCACTATCTTGGAATAGATAGTATGCATACCAATTACACCAGACTCGCAATCCTTTTTCCTTTATACATTGAAGCTCCCATTTCTTTTATTTTATAAAATGGAATAGGCTCCACAGTTAAATCTTTTATTTTATTTTTGTCTATAAAATATACATATCTTAATTGATAACCTTCAATCGGTTTCCATCCAGCTTCTTTAAACATCTTCATACTTGAACCGCCTTTATAATTTTCTAATAAATCATCTTTTTTTACATTTGATTTTAAATTCAATCTTAATGATATATCTGTTTTTACTTTACCTTCAGGCGACTTCCAAATTGTATTATTCTTTTTAATATTTGTTAATATAAATCCGCTTGCTCTATAGATTGTTCCGTCACCGCATTGCGTTCCATCAGCAAAAGACAAAATCCATTTAATATGAGGAGCGTTCTTTTTTATTAATTTCATTGCAATCGATAGTGATCTACTTTCTGAATTTTTAGGCAAATGATTATCAAACGCCATTCTATTTAATTCAAGCATTTCATTCCAGCCAGTATTTTTTACTAATCCTATTGTGCGTCTTTTATCAAGCGGACTTCCAAAGCTTAAAACTCCATGCAAGGATTTATTTAAAAAGGCTCCAAAATGCAATCTGCTATTGGATACAACTGAACCTGAATAATGATGTTTTTTTACAAATGCGTTTGCAACATTGCTTGGAATTACTTTTAACCTTATGTCTTTTACTTTACTCATAGCTTTGACATATCCACCATAATGCATTCCCATTATTGTTTTTGTTTCCTGTTTCACCAAAATCATTTTTTTTGGCCAGCTTAATTTTTTCTTTTATTATTTCTGCTTGTTCATCACTGACAGTAAAAGTCATTTGCTGATATGGGGATTTATCTCCATCAGGCAAACTAAACTCTTCAGAATAATCTTTATCAAAAGAAAACAATTCTTCATCTTTGAATCCCCATTCAAATAATTCATCAATATCAAAAAAATTTGCCAGGCTATCAAAGTCCCAAGAACCTACATTTTTATTAAGCCTTACATTTAGCTCACGCTCTTTTTCAAAACTTAAATTAACTTCAACGCATGGAACAGATTTAAAGCCTAGCTTTTTTGCAATTCTTAATCTTTGATGCCCACCTACCAAGATATTTTTTCTATCTTGATTTATATTTATTATAAGCGGGTCAACTAATCCAAATTTATAAATGCTATCTTTTAAATATTTATATTGATTCTTTGTAAGCTGTCTTGGATTATAGTCAGCCATATGAATTTCATCAATATTAACCTGTTTTATTTTTAAAGATTTATTTTTTTCTACCAAATCTGCTTTTTTTTGGCTTCATTGATTTGGCTTTTTTTCCGTTTTTCTTTTTTGGGCGACCCCTTTTAGAGCCGTAAGTTCCTTTTCCAAATGGCATTTTTGACCTCTTTTTTATTAAGGTCTAATTTATAAACGCTTTTTAAACTATTAAAAGCAATAATTTTATTATGCTATTTTTAAAATCTCAACAACTTCAGGCTCTCTATCTTTATATTGATTAAGCCTAGATTTAATATCTTTCATTAAATCTTTTTTACTGCTGCCAACTGCATTTACATACATAAATCCGTTTTCTGTCTCAACTTTTATTTCAGCGTGCCATTTATAAGAATGATTTACTTTAGGTATTTCCGATTGTTTTTGTTTTTTCATATATCCTTCCATTTATTTCTGCTATTGCATTTATTAATTCCCAAGTGCAAAACTCTTGATTTCCTGTTTTCTTCATTAAATCACAAAATTCTTCATAAGAAATTATTGTAACAATTCCAAAATCATCTAAATCATTTTCCATACTCACGCCCTGGAAATTTTTTACAGCAATCATTGCAAAGCCAGCGACCTTCTTCTTTATTAGCAATAGTAACCCAGCCATAGCATTGCTCGCATTGAATTTTATTATTTTTAATTATGGGCCTATCTATCATTAAATAATTTTTTCTTGATCTGTGTTGCTATGATTCTAACAATAGAAACAGTGACTGCGTTTCCAGCTTGCCTGTATCTTTGCCTATCTGATATTTCAATAATTTCATTATCTAATATACCAAATTTATTCCAATTGTCCGAAAATCCTTGCAATCTATTGCATTCTACTGGAGTTAATCTTCTTATTCCAGTTTTAGAAATAGTAACTTGATGATTAATTGTTTCTAATGTTTGAGATTTTTGCTTTCCTACTCTTCCTCTTCTTGTTTTAGATGTGGGCCGTTCTAAATTTATTGTATCACCTAATCCAGCCTCAGCAAAACCTTTAGAATTTGGTTCAGATATTTTATACAATCCTGTTTTTGCTCCAAGACCTCCGCCCTCACTGTTTAAAGTTGATGATAATCCTTCAGGGTCATAAACTCTTCCCCAAATTGAATTATGGCCTTTTGTATCTATATTATCAATTTTTTTTAATTTAGCCTCAATCATTGTTCTTTTTCCGTCTGCTCCTTTATGGTAATTACTGTCGAGTCCTTTGACCAGCCTGTTTTTTTGTTTAAATCCATCTTGTCTAATGCTTCCATTGATTTTTCTGATAGGAAATATTTTTGCTCTACCTCTTCTTCCAAAATATCCAACAATATAAATCCGCTCTCTATGCTGAGGGAGTACGATGCTAGAATTAAAAACTTGGCACTCAATGGTATAACCAAGCTCGGCAAGTGAATTAAAGATGATAGCAAACGTTCGTCCATCATCGTGACTAAGTAAGCCTTTAACATTTTCGAGTAAAAAACAGGGGATTGGCTTTTGATTTCTGATGAAATATCGCAGAATCCGTATAATTTCAAAAAATAAGGTACCTCTGCTGTCATAAAATCCTTTTCTTTTTCCGCTTTGTGAAAAGCTTTGACAGGGAAATCCCGCTGTAAGGATGTCAATGAAAGCTGGCAAATCTCTTTTTGGCTGAATAGATTTAATGTCTCCAAGATTTATTGCATCCTTGTAATTATATTTATAAACAGCATTTGCATATTTATCAACATCGCTATACCCAACCCAATCAAATTTAAAGCCAGCTTTTTCAAACCCTTTATGAAATCCTCCAACGCCACTAAATAAATCCAATAGTTTCATTATTTATTTTCATAATATTCAGGGCTTTCCTCAATTATATCGTGCATTACCATTGTCATAAATTCAATAAATTTTTCTTTATTTCCGATATGAAATAATGCAAAATCAACAACTGTAATGACAATTCCAGCAATTACATCAATTGAATGAAATCCCTTTTTTTCCCATTTCATAGATTGCTTTGAATGTGATATAAAATCATGCACATCTTTTCTAACTTTATTATAGTTTTTATTATTTGCTTTTATTTTCATTTTTTATCCCCTTTATAGTTATTTATTAAATTATCTAATTCTTTTTCTGTTATTTTACCTTTTTGTAAATCTACTCCCCATTTAAAAAGCATTGTTACTAATCCATCAGGAGAATTTTGCTTTTTTAAATTATTATGCTCTTTTTCTGATTTTTCAACCCTATTATTAAATAATATGTTTTGAATTTCTCGCATTTTAGGCAGCCGTCCAGCCATTTGGCCGTTGGGTAGCTCGCAACTATAGATAATATCATTCCAAGACTTTTTAACAGTATCTTCACTATATTTCATTAATAATTTACAAAATTCATTAAATAATGATTGATTATTGCCTTTTATTTCTAAATAATCAAATAAATCATTTACATAAAATTCAGCTTGCTCTGAATTGCATTTTTTCTCGCTCATTCTTTACCCCCTTTTTAAAATCATTGCTTCTATTATACCAAGTTTGTAATCGCCTAGAAATTTCAAAAGTCTGCTGTAATTCAAACTTCATTTTTGTTTCTGATTTATTCAATTCAGACCAATAATTAACAAATTTCTGCACTTCAGGTTCTGATATAGGTATTTTTTTATCAATAACAGAATCTTTTACATCATTTTTAAATTTATTGTACCTTACTTCTAATTTATCTTTAACTTGTTCTTGTTCTTGTTCTTTAAGAGTTATCAAAGCCTTAGGTAAAGCCTTTAATAAATCTTTTTCTTTTAATCTTTTAATTACAGAAATATGAGGTTTAGAATTTTCTCTAAGAACACCATATTGATATTTAATAAAAGATGGTATAAAAAACTGATTTTCCTCAATTTGAACAATTTTCTCCTTTATTGATTCAGGAAGTCTTTTATAATCGTCAATATCTGTTTTTATAAAAAATTGCATTGCTTCCCAATCTGCGTCAAAAATTCCAGCGTGGTCACATTTAGTAAGTATATAAACCCAAATTAATTTTTCATCAGGATTTAATTTTCTAAACCAAATTTTATCCCACATTTTAGTATCTATGAATCTTTTGGCCATGAATTCCCCCTTTTTTTATTTTTTTTGTTGATCTACAAAATAATTAATTAATTTTCGCATAATGGACAGATTTCTCTCTTTTTACCTATGGTGGGAATATGATTTTTTGGATAATATTCCCACTCACGGTTCATCATTTTGCGATTTCTCTGCCAAATTCTTTTGCATTTTTTACAAAATCTAATTGTGTCATCAATTCGATGATGCAATCTTTCATAATTAGCAGATTTTTTCTTTTTACCGATTGATTGCTCGGCTCTTTCATTGTCTGTGACTTCTAATATCCAGCTAATTATTGGCTTCTTCATAGGCCCGCACCTTTTCTTGAAGTTCCATAATCTGAGAAATTAAATATAGAAAGTCTTCCAGCCTTAGCCAAGAAAACCAATCTCCTTTAAATTTGGCAATTAATAAGCCTGATTTCCCTAGTGGCTGGTCATTTTCTATTTGTTTCATCCATTTAGGAATTTGAAGGGTATTAGTATTCTTGATTTCTATATGAAAGTCATATAAAGGATTTGAATTATCAATATCTATAATGTCGCCTTTTATTGATAATCCCCCTGAATTAGGTGTGCGTTTAAAATTAGTTCCTAAATAGCGATTTATTTTTTTAACCACTTGTAATTCTCCACGCTTACCTTTGGCATTGGAATTTATCATCAGAACAATTCCTCTATTTTATCTTGAATTGCTAAATCATTGTTTTTGATTTTATCGCACATGTCTTTATGCAATGTCAAAACAGTATTTGTTAGGCTTTCCAATCTTGTAATGTCACCATCTACAAAATTAACTGCAATTTTCATGCCCGCCCAAACCATTATGTCAATTTTGGTATCATTTTGACTTGATTTCATTATTTCATCTAATGGCTTGTTTGAAGATATTGAGGAAACATTCCAATTGTGTTTATACATATTGTCAGAATCATCTTCATCGATAACTTTTAAAATATCTCCAACCGCATATTTTTTTAATTCATCATGCAATCCATAATCAGCAAAAAAGTTTTTATTGATATCATTATGTTTTACACCATAAAGATACCAATTGTATTTTTTACCTTGAGGATTTTCACTCTGGCCTGTTTTGGGTTTATCAAACATAATCTCAATTTCATATGCTTTTCCCTTTTCAAACTCTAGTTTTGGTATTTCCATTTTCATTTTACATACTCCTTTTTATTAATTGAAAAATAAATGATATAAATACCGCTGTTCCAGCAATAATAATGTATATTTTGGCAAATGATTCAAATTTATCCATAATATAATTTAATAAATCATCTATTTGGTTGTTTGTTTTTTTCATTTTCTTACCTCTTTTTTAATTATTTAGGGTGACATCAGGATTTTGCGGAATCCAATTCATGACGTTATAATAATGCCACCCCTTATTTTTATCTAATATGCTTTTTTTCGTCAAATTTTGGCGGTTCTTCATCCAGCCAACTTCTAAATGTTTGCGGATTATCGCTAAACATTTTTACTTGCTTATTTTCATCAGAATTTATATCTAAATAATAGCTGGCATATTGACCACCATCTTTTGGAAAATGATAATCAGTCTTTATTTTTAAACCTTCTTGCTTAAGTTCAAAAATCACCGCTGCCAACCGATAATGATTGTAAAGTACAATGGCTTCTCTTGGAGTTATTTTTTTTCCTGATTCCAAATGCTCTTTTATTTTTTGTTTTTTTGTTTTTTTTGGCATGATCTACTTCTCCTTTTATTTATATCCTAATTCATTTTGCTCAAATGCATCTAATTCTAAGATAATTTCTTCAGTTTTCTTGCTTAATGCATTCATTTCGGCTCTTAATATATCATAACTATAGTCATCATTTGTCTCTGTATAATTATATATACATCTGATAAAACTAGAAAGCTGGCGATATTTATCCTCCAGCTTTTTATATTTATCTAAGTTTAGTGGTGCAATCATTGCTCCCCCTTATTTTTTGGTTAAGATGCCTGAAATTAATCAGGCATTTCGGCCATATAGGCCTCATCAGTTAACCTTACTTTCTATTTGTCCCAATCTTTTCAACAACCTTTTTTGCGTTAAATCTCATATTGATTGAATCAATTGGAAATTTATAGCTCGCTTTTGTATCTTGATTTGTAGCTAAAACAGGGAATTTTCTGCTTCTAGGCTTAAATCCATCTACAATGTAATCAACTCCATTGTAATCAAATTTAAATCCCAGCGGAAATTCGCATCCATACATTTCAGCTAAGGATAAAAAGTCCCTAGATTCTTTTGTATGAGTTTTTCCATCAATAACCAAGCTTGCATCTATTTTTGCGGAAAATCCTAGTGATTCGTAGCTAATCCTTCCGATTTTAAAATCAACATTATAGTTTTCCGATACCCTAGCAAGGGCCTCGTTTATTGCGATTCTCATTTCAGTTAGGTTATTCTTATCGAATGACTCTATTTTTTTCATTTTGTTTATCTCCTTTTTTTATTAAAAAAATTATCTATATAATCGTCAAGAATATATTCAGCCTCTTTTGATTTTCCCCCGATATTCCAATCAGTAATGTTTTCAATATCTTGACCTTCATTTCCTAAAAATGCTTTACCATTTTTCCAATTATATAGTGTTACAATAATATTGTCTATTTCAAAGGCCCACTCAGCATCGACTTTATCTCCTTCGCCACCTAAATAATGAGGATTGCCAAAGCATTCTACTAAATCCGAAAATTTAATTGTTAAATATCCTACTAAATGAGTTCCTGAAATATTATCTGTTGGTTTTATATTCATTATACTTCCCCCCGAATTATATCATAAATTGAGTCTTTTAATTCATCTATTTGATTATCAATTATTCTTAGCTCATCAGGCTCAGAATCGCATTCATAAAAGCTTTCCCAAAACCTGTCTTCAAGAATCTCAAATAAATTAACAAGCCTAGCAATTTTCTTTTTTTTATTTTTTATTTGATATTCCATTATATTTTCCCTTTCATGTATGATGCATATTTTTCCATCTCTTTTATTTGGTATTCAATTTCATCAAGGGTATTTTGAAATGTTTCATCAGTAGATGCATATTGAAATAATTCATAAACTTTTACAATATTAAAGCTTATGAAAAATGTTCCATCGTCAAAAAAAGGCTCATACATATCATTATTAATTAATCCAGCGTTCTGCAATTTATTAACTTCTGATTTGCCAACATTATAAACCTCACGAAGGCCCTTATAACTATCATTGTTTTTTGTATCATCCCCCAAATAAACCTCGATTGGAAAATAAGCATTAGAATCCTTTTCCATCAATTTTCTTAATTTATTTAAAGTTTCCATTTTTGATTCTTGGTCAAATCTAAATAGCATGAAATCATCATTTTCAAGATTATCATTAATGCAAAAAAAATCAGAAACAATGTCAGCAAGCTTATTTTTTTCAATCCTATATTGAAGAGTTTTTATGCTTTTATTTTCTAATAGTGTTTTCATTTTATATCCTTTTTTTATTGTTGTTTATCATATTGTAAACTAAGGATATTTTTTAAAAAATCAAAGCCTTACCTAAGGCTATAGAGGGGGAGGGGTGGTGAGGTATATGTGATAAACAAGAAGGATATACGAAGAATACCACCCCTAATATAATTTGCTCTTGAGATGGTTTAATTTAAGATCAATAAATCAATTAAAAAACTAAAATTCCTCAACAAATGACAAATCTGTTGACCATTGCCTGTGAGCAACTTGATTAAATGATATTGTATTATCTAATCGACACCATAGAAATCCGTCGTCAATATCCGCATTATCTTTGTCATATTGCAATATTAAAGGAAACATTCCGCCATTTGTAAGCCAAACTATCTTATTCAATATAGAATCATCAGTTTGTTGGCTTGGAGTTCTATATAAATCTGATATATAAACATCGGAATCATCAAGAAAACTAAATGAAATATCTAGTTTTATTCTTCCGCTTTTTACTGGCTGCTGAGTATGAATTGAAAAGGGCCTTGCAACATTCCAGTCTGAATTTGATAGATGCGTCGCATGAGCATATTTTTGACCGCCTAAGCTTTCATTTATTTTTAATCCATTAAATAAAATTGTTTTTTTAATATCTAAATCAGGAGAGCGTGGGAAATCGTAGGTGGTCCCCCATAAAATACAACCGATTTTAATATCTTCATCATAATTACCAGTTACTGCATCAATTACCAGTTTTTGATATCTATTATCTGTGCTTTGGCTAAATGTGATTAATGACCAGCCATCATTTGCTGGCACAGCATAATTTGAACTTATTGCTCCATTACATACATTTGTCATTGTTGGAGTTTTTGGAGAGCCAAAATCTGATGCATCATCAGTCATTATTTTAAATTTAGCATCTGCTGTTTTAAAATTATGGCCCAAAATAGCCACAAACAGTGGTTCATTTAACAGAAATCCATCATCATCAAGGTTTGTATCAATAATTATATTTTGCGTAGTATTTCCGCCATTTCCGCCAATTGTTATTGTATTGTTTGGTTTATTGTCAAATAATTGAATTATTGATGATGCCGTTGATAATATTCCGCTACCAGTAATTTGGTCAGTGCCTGGAATAATTCCTTTTTCTAATAAAGGTTGAATTATGTCAATATATGCTCTTGGTGTTTTAAATCTTTGATAAGCCATTATCCTACTTCCCTTGCTATAATTTTTATTTGACCCATAGACCTAGTTATTGAAACAATCATGTAATAATTATTCCAATCACTTCCAAATGGCTCTACCACCATATCGTCAAATTTAACGATGTCCCCAACTTCTAATAAATAAGCTTTTTGGATATTTACAATATCGCATTCTATTATTTTTTTTATGTCTCCATTTATTTGGCTATAATAAGAAAAGAAATCATCTTGTTTATCTGTAGCTATTGAAGTGGCTGGAGCTGGAAACAATGCATCTAAATTAATTGTTGGAATATTTTCAGCACTTTTAATATTATATTTTTTTCTAGGCTCGGCATTTATTGAAGTTGTTTCATTTATATAAGTTCCTCTTGCTGGATGTTTAAATGTATTGATCTTCGCTTTTGTTAAAATATCTTTTATTGAGGTGGTGCTGATATTTATTGAAGAAATATCCTGTTTTTTTAATGTTGCGTTTACATCTTCGGCCCTAAAAGCATTATTTGTGCCAGTTCCATGAACCCAAACATATTTACTTTTTCCGCTGCTTGGGCTTATATAATGAATAAATCCGAATTCATATTGAAGTTTTTCAAGCAAATCAAATAATGCAATTTCCTCATTTAGCCAATATTTAATAAACCACGCAGTTCTGTCACTATCTAAATCAGACCAATTAATAGGCTCAATTGTAGGCATTCCAGCAAATCTGATTAATAAATCTCTATGAGCATCATGACCCTCATCAATTAAATCATCGTCCCAGCTTGCATTAAATCCATCTGCACCACTATATAATTTTTCAACATCTTTAATTCTGCTCATTCCTTCAGCAGTAGAATTAAAATTTCTTACTCTTAAAGTCGTTTTAAATCTTACATCATATACTTTTAATGTTCCTTTTAATGTAATTAATGTTCCTCCTGATGCGTCGCCAGGCCTTGTTGCACTTCTTTTAAATCTAAGCCAAAATCCGTCTTCATATTGGCCTGAACTATTTGCATATAATTCTAAATGAGGCAATAAATCATGCGTTACAGTTTGCTCAGATACATTTGATTCTGTAGATGAGCTAACAGCAGTTACAACATTGTGATTAAATATTTCGGCTCCATCAGAAATTGAATCAGATGATGTTGGATTTGAGCTTCCCCCGTATCTGCTATTATCAAGAATAGTAAATGAATTTGTTGCGTGGTTGCCACTATAATTTCTTGTTGCGTAAAAATCATCAACAAGGAATCGAATTTGCAATTCTAAACCATTTTTTTGACTTGATGAAAAGCTATCAAATTGGTCATCAAATGCGGGAATATCATATTGAGCATCAATTCTAAAATCCGCAGGTGAATCTTCTGATTTTGTAAAATCTGCAAGTGCAAATGTTGAAGGAGTGCTAGTGCTAGATTCATCTGTTATTCCGTCAAAAGCATTAAAAATTTGATTAGTATTATCCCAAGCACTTGACCTTATTGGAACATCTATAGCTTTAAATTTAAAATGTCTTTTTAAATCCCATTTTGTTTTAACAATATATCCGTCCCCATAAGATTCTGCATCATTCAAATCTGCAAGTGGCAAAAAAGCGTCAATTGATTCTTCATAGTAGTGCAATGTTGTATCTGTTGAGCCTATATCTTTATGGAATAAACATTTATAAGAAAATCCCCATGAGTCGACTTGAACTGGCCAAACTTGCCTTTTAAAACCTTCAGCATAATTTTCACTTCCAAATGAGCTAGAATTTTTAACAAAATTTCCATATGCAATTGGAAAAAGGCGGCCATTTGGAGATTTTACGCTAGGTACTGTTATATTATCCCACGGTGATTTACTCACAATTGATATTTTAATGCTATTATCATCATGCGAAATATTTGTTAATCTGCCATGATATAACTGCAAGCAATCATCAATATTATTTACCGAGTTTAATTGAGAAAATATTCTTATTGTTCTGTTAAAATAATTATTAGAACCTAAAAAAATCTCTTTTGATAAATCAGAGCCTTGATATTTTGCGTTAATTATTTTTAAAGAAATATTACTTGTTTTAGCTCTTGATTTGAGTAGATCAACAGAATGTCTTATTGATGCAGATGATTTTATAACTCCATGATAAAAGATTTCATCAATTGTTTCATCTCTATAAGACAAAGGTAAAAATCCAGCATATTTTGCTCCATTTATTGTTCCTGTTGATATATTTCCAGTTAAATCTTGAGCAAAATTTTCTCCGTTATTCAATTCCCAGTAAGCTTTTAGATTAGACGATTGATTGTAATTTCCTGAATCTTCTTCGACTGATAAAAAATCTCCGCTGTTATAAATTGCTGTTCTATTATTAGCATCTAATATTGCCCCCCAAATTGCAAAATATTTAATATAAAATTTTCCCCCATAGTTAGTAGCTGTAAAATCTTCTCTAGCAATATAAGCTTTTCCGTCGCTTACATAAGTTGGAGTTGTAACTGTTGCATTGCCATCATCAGAAATAGTTTCAGCTACATTGTTTATATAAATATTTGTTCCTGATGTTGCTGTGGCAAAAGTGCTTGTAATTATTACATGATACCAAGTATTTGCTGATAATGCAGTGCTACCTATCATTGTTTTTCTATCATGCTGAGTTGCACCTGAATCATCTCCCCAATTCAAAGCAATTTTATCCTCAGGATTTTTTTCAATCCAATAGCCTGAGTAAGTTGCCGTTGAATTAGATGCAAATATAATTTCTCTATTTCCAATATCAGGAAAATTAATCCAAAAGGCAGCCGTTAATCCAGTTCCCCCTGATTCGCTAGTGCCTTTTACATTTATGCTAGATGATGCCGTTGTTGTTCCAAAATCAATATAATCATCTGTTCCATCAAATATTAAATATGAATCTTGATTAAAAAACTGAAAAAGCCAATTTTCTTTTACATTTCCTAGATAAGAAGCCCCGCTATAATTTGCAGATTGGTTTAAGCTCATGCAAGCGTCCTTGCTTTTTCTATCTCAGGAACAAGAATATCTCTAACAAAAGATTCTTCTCCAATTAGATTTCCTTGAATATTAACATTAACGCTTCCCATATTTCCGACTAGGTTTTCTTGCTGGGCTTTATTTAAAATTAATTCGCCAGGCGTAAGCATTGCTGGAACAGTATCTTGATTCCCAACTCCACCAACAATTCCTCCTTCAGCAAATGCTGGTACATATTTATCAAATAATGAGCTAATTGCAACGGCTACAGCGGTTCCAGTTACCACTCCAGCAAGGCCTTTTGTAGTTACTTCTTTTGCTATGGCTCCAGCTATTGCTTGAGAAAGCCTTCCTTTTATTTCATTTCTTATTCCTGAAAGAGTGGTTTGAAAGGTCATATTTTCTAAATCAAAACCTTTTTTCTTTTCTGCATTAACTAAACCTAATGCTCTTGCTTGCTCAGGATATAATTCAATGAATTTTTTAATATTTTCTTCTTCCGCTCTTAATAGATCAAGTTTATTTAATTGGTCTAATTTAAAAGTTTTAAAGCTCATTTTTTCTTGCAATGCATCTTTTTCCTTAAATTTTCTTAATGTATTAACTGCCATTTTTAAATCAAGATATTTAATAACTTGGTCTCCAAGAATCCCTCTTAATTCAGACCCTTTTTCAATACCTAGCTTAAATAATTCCATTTGAAGGTCAGAAGCTCCTTCTAGTTCCATCTTTTGCAATTCTAATGCTTTGATTTGGTCTTCATAGGTATTCACCACTTTTTCATTTGCAGTATTTAAAAGCTTTTGATTTTCTTCTTGAAATTTTATTTGCTCTGCTACAGATTTTGCATTCTCAGCTAAAATTGCTTGAGAATCAGAAAACTCCATTGTTGAATCCGATGCCTCTTCTTGCCCAACAATTAAATCAGCAAGTTTTTTTGCTCCGTCAACTAAAGCATTTGATAAAAAAGAAACTGCATTCGCTGTATGAATAACTGCTGGGCCTAATAATTCTCCCAAAGCTTCCCCAGCATCAAAAACTGCATTCTTTGTTTGCTCTAATTTACCAGCCAAAGAATCAGCATTGGCAACTGCTTGACCGCCCATCAGCTCAGATATAACTTTTAATGCTCCACCAGCTTGAAGCTCTTCTTTTGTTAGCTCTTTTAACTGAGGTATTAATTCTCCTAACTCACCTTGCAATCCGCTAAATGTTTTTGCAACATTTCTAACTGCTGAATCTAATTCCATTCCTGTAGCAGATGATAAATCCAAAGCAAGCGGAATTATTTCTTTTATCTGTTCTTGCGTGAAATCAAGGGATGCTAAAAAAGCTTGCTGAGATATAATAACTTCATCTCCAAAAACAGTTAATCTTTGAAGAGCAGTTGCTTGCTCTAATAAAGCATCAGTATTTGAACCTAAAGCAACGGCCAATCTTTTTTCAGCTAATTCTTGTTCAGCAGCCAAAATCGTTACTTGCTGGATTCCATTTATTATTCCCCTAGCTGTAAAAAATACTGCTCCAGCTTTTAATGCAGAAGTTCCTAAGCTTGTAAAAGATTTTTCAACTTTATCAACTTTTGCTTTTGATTCTTTATCACCAACGATTCCAAGCTTGATTAATAATTGTTTAACGGCCATTTTGCTCTACCTTATATTTTTCAATTTCTTTCAACTCTTTTTCAATAATATTAAAACAATCCATTTTCCAGGCGTTCACTGATTCAAGATTTTCAGCAATTGGAACATTATAATTTTTTACTAAGTGATATTCTTCAATAATATCATAACACCAACTTGAAATAATTGAGGCGGGATTGCAAAAAAACGGTAGCTGAAAAAATAAACTTTTTCCAATTTCAAAATTTTTTTCGCTTGATTCATCAATTATTCTTTCAATTTCCTCGTAAATGTCTTTCTCAGTTTTATATTTCATCTTCCTAAAAAGAGTTGGCGACTGAGCGGTATATGGGAGGAGTAGACCATTATCGACGTTTCCAAAAATGGAAAACCAAAGTGCAATCCTCAATCGCCAAGTTCTTTTCCCAGTTCTAGGCCCATATAAGACGCAATGATTTCATTTAGAACTTCATCTTCTTGAACAACAGTAAGATTTTTTAACTGCTCTTCAATATTCTTTTCATCTCCAAAAGCAATTAAAGCAAATTCATCAGCTAAATCATGCAATTGTGATAAATCATCAGAGCGGTAAACCACTTTGATTTTTTTAAATAGCTTTCTTCTTTCTGCTCTTGTTATTTCATTACATGCAAATTGACCATGTTTTGTATCAACTATCATTTTTACTCCTCTTTTTTACTAATTAGAAAGCATCAGGTGCCTGATTCTTAAATGTGGAAATTTTTAACGCTTCCGTTGAACCATTTTGAACACATTCAAATTCAAAACTATGAAAAACTCCGCTTTCACTTAAATCCTGACTTGGGTCGCCAGTATATTGAATTTCTGCTAAAATATTTAGTTCACCTTCTGCATCTAAAGAACCACCTGATATTCCATCATTACCAATTTTAATTGCAAGGCTCAATGTATCACCATCAAGAAAATCTTGAATTGGATTTTTTGTGGCACCGTAATCAAATGCATCATCATATTTAATGACCATATTCCCAGTTATAACATACTCAGGAAAGACATAAAGCTCTGCATTGCCATTTGTATCAAAACCAACTCTATTTGCTCCATTTGCAATATTAAATGAAAATGATTTCATTATAAAAGTGCTTGAGGTTTGGTCATCAACATCTAATGTTCTTGTTTGAGCATCCATGACATTAAAATATACAGATTCAGGAGATGTCCAATTTGCGATTGTAAAGTCTTCTTCTAATTTTGAAGAAGTAGAAACAGGATTGCTAAATCCACTAAAATAATTACCGCTTATTGATACAAGGCCATTATTAGCACCTACATCACCAGCAATCGTTAAATCAGAACATATTACACCGCAAACCTTAATGCCTTCACTTGCACTTGGATAATAAGCTAAATTGGCACTATGAGGCATTCCACTTGAAATTGCACCGCCAATAGAATTACTGTTGCTTGAACCATCAAATTCAGTTTCATGCACTCCCGCTGAATAGCCACTTTCTTGGCCAACTAATAATAAATGCTGGGCCATTGTTCTAGGCGTAGCAATCATATCAAAAGGCATAGTCACGGTTCCGCCTCTTAAATTAGTAATTGTATCAGCAGCGTTTTTCACAGTTCCTCTTCCGCTTAATAATCTTGATTCTCTAAGAATATTAAATGTAGGTTTTTCTGCTTGAACTACTGGTTGTTGAAAATATGCGGTTCCATCAGCACCGCTTGAATCTAAAGCAACCCCGAAGTTTGTTTCTGCTTTTAAGCCATATTTAACACCACTTACAGGGAGCACACGAGTATCTGCCATTATTTACTCTCCTTTTTTTTCTTTTTTGATTTAATTGGCTCAACAAACCCCATATTTAGCAGTTCGCTGGCTACTTCTTCGGTTAATTCTACGGCCTCACCATCCCGAAGTTTATTTAGTGAAACCTTATCACATTTTACCCCATTAGGGTTGATTCTGTGAAAACTATTTTTATTGATCTTTATTTTCATTTAGAAAACCTCTATGTTTTGACAATTAAAAATTGCGTTTGCTTTAAGCATTGATGCGTCTTCTTCATCTCTTTCATATTCAATTGAATCGATTTTTCCGTCAAAATATTCTCCGCCACTATTAGATGTTGGATTATTATTTATGAGCCTTTTTAATCTTTCCATGATTGAGCTGATTTGCTTAATACTATCTTTATTATAATTACCAGCCACTTTTAATTCATAAGAAATATTTATATTGTACTCTCTTTGCATTCCATATGAAAGCTGGCTAACAAATTCATCAGATTGAATTGATAAAAGAAAAGAATTAGAACCTCTATGTTTATCATAATAAAGTGGTACTTTAAACTCATTATTTAAAAGCAATGCTAAAGGTTCTAAAATTTTGTTAAATAATATATTTGAAAAATCTGTAGGCATTATTTTCTAGTCATCTGTACTCTTTTAATAGGCGTGAACATTTGGTCAGTTACCCCGCTTACCTCTAACTCAAATTCATCATTTAAAGTATATAGCCCTGGCGAAAATCTGCAATACATGGAATGGCCAACCAACTGCCAATAACAATCTATTATTTCATCTATTGCCATCGCTTGAAGTTTTAAGCCATTTTCATTTCCTATAAATGAGCTAAATTTTACTGTTTCATTTGCAACGCCTTCGCTTATTGTTCCCCCAGCAGTAATAATAATCTTGATTACATCCCATGAATAAGATGGCGTTCCTTTTACATCTACAATTCCTCCTGTAGAATTAGCGTTTTGAGAAACAATTCTGAGAATCCCTCTTTTTTTATATTCGCTTTCACTTGAATACAAATGTACTTGCCCAGTTCTTAGCATATCTAAAAAGCCAGTTCCCTGTTCATTGATTGCCTGATTTCTTATTAAATCTGCTTTTTCAGAATCATAAGGCCTGACAAGAGATTCAACGGCCATGATTGCACAGCTCCTTACAATTATTTCAGGGTAATTACGCTCGGTGCTGTCTTGAGTTCCGACTCCTTTATTTGGGTAGATTGGAAACGGTAAGTATCCTCGAATAAAATCACTAGCCCTTTTTACAGCATCTGTTTTTAATGTGGCCCAATCAGATGAAGATTCAACAAGACTTGAATTAAGAGTTGATGCACTTCCACCGCTTTGATATAATTCCAAAAGGTCGCTTGCAGCTGTATATCTATATTCATTGTTTGAACTAGGTTGACTTGTTGTTGAGGTCATTTCCTGACCATCTAAATAAAGCTGGCCACTTACATCACCGCTATTATATAGATAAAATAAATGACTTACCCCTGAGGCCACAAAGTTACTCGGCAATACTCTCTTTCCATCATATTGAGCTAGATAAGGTTCAATAAAAAGTAAATCTGTAGTGGTATTGCAATAAACTTGTTCAAATGTGCTCATTTTTTATACTTCTTCCTTTTAAATTTTAGATATTCCGCTCCTTCATAAGGATTAAAAAAAGTGGTGATTAATCTATTATCATTATCATCATATTGTGGGTCGATAACAGTAATCGGTGCATTAAAAATATTTTTATCATCTAATCCTAATTTATTTGCATATTCATCCATATTTTTAAATGATGCAACTTGAATCGCATGACTTATTAATCCTGATGCTGGGTCTTTTAAAACTTGATATCCTGAAACATGAGTATGGCCAGCAGTTAAAATATGGTCTCGCCAGCCCATTTGAATTGCTTTGCTGATTCCATGAGCTGTATTCCACATCGAGTTCCCACGAAATTGATGCCTAGCTGATATTCTAACAGTTTTTCCATTTGGAAATCTGAGATTCATTCTTGCTCCATGTTGCTTATATAAAGTTTTTTTATCACGCATAATAAAATCAAGCGGGTCACCGTCTCCGCTCCATACATCGTGATTTCCAGCAATTAAATATAACCATTCAACACTATTTAAGAAATGCTCTGATATTAGCCACGCTTCTTTTGCAGTTGTTGATTGCTGACCATGCAAATATGTAAGCCTTCCAACCCAATTATTTTGAACATCTCCGAGATTTCCAGCAAAAAGACCATCGGTTTCCCTGATTAGATCACAAAGAGAATATATTTCTGCAAGGTCTGTGCCATCATCATCTACATGAGGGTCGCCAAAATGACATATTCCTATAGGCCCGTTTTTATGAATATTTATATTTATTAATAGTCTATTTTTATAAGCATTATATTTTTGCTGATATCTTTTTTTTCTATATGAAATAATATCATCAATATTCATTTCATCAATTGGAAGTTCTCCGATAGAAAATTCGTTTTTTTCTAATATAATCGGATTAAGAGTTTTAAATCCGCAACTTTTACATTGCCATCTTTGCCTTTTTCGATTGTTCTTCCAATATTGAAAACCGTCTTTTTTTAAATCATCGGATTTACAGCTAGGGCAGCCTACAAGATTTCCCTCTAAGTCTTTTGCTGGCTTTTTTGTCATGCCATTAGGCTGTTTAGACAATTAAGAATCCTTTACAATTTCAAAATGACATAGGTCGTCAAATCCATTATCTGCGGTAGTTCTTACTTCTCTTCCCATCATTACATCTATATCAAGGCTTGGAGATGACCAATCACCGCCCCAGCGAATATTAACGCCCATCATTGCAGAAACTCCTAAAACAAACCCGCCAAGCATATGCCAGTCATCTCGATTTGACCAATCTATTTTGCGAGTTCGAAAATCATATGGTGCTATATCTACGGCCAACCCTTGACAATGTTTCCCAAACTTAGTCTTTGATTTACCTTGTTTTACAAGTTTATTCTGTCTTTCTTGACTTCTTAATCCCTCTATCACAGTTATATCATAGTATTTTACTACTTTTTGTAAAACTGCCACCAATCGAGGGTCAACGCCTTCTAGTCTCTTCATGCTTCTTCGACCAAGTTTGGGCATAATTATTTACCTTTAAATAATCCTTCAATTAAATCAGATAGTAGATCAACACAGCGTTCAAAGAACTCCTGTTCTTTACTTTCACTTACAAACGGTATATCTATCTTTTTATTAATCTTGCTTGCAAGCTCTTCCTGAAACTCATCAGATTGCACCCATTCTACAGCTTTTTGCTTAAATTGGTCTGCTTGAGATTCAGCTACTGCTAACATTATTTTTTTAAAATCCATTATTTTTTCTCCTTTAATGTCTCTTTTATTTCAGATATATCATTCATTATAATATCCAATTTATATTCAATAATTTTTCTATCAGCTTGACTTTCTCTTTTATCTGTTTTTAAATCAAGTTCTTTTTTTATTGCATTAATATCATATTGCATAAATCCAAATGCCAATATGACAGAACAAATAAGAGTAATAACTGTAATAATATTTTCAATTGATATATTTGTATTAAGCTTCATTAATTCTTGCCGTTTATTCTGCTAAGGCTTCCTTTTATTTCCGATACCTGATTGTCCAAATCATTAATTTCCTTCGTAAGCGAATCAAATTTTCTGTCAAGTTTGTCGTCACTCTGATTCCACCTCCCAATAAGCTTAATAACCATACTTTCCATGTTCTCAAGCGTTTCACTTTGACCTTTATTTTCTATCTTTAGATTTTGCAAAGCTTCTTCCTGGGCCGACCCTCTTTTGTTCATAGAGTAAACCATATAAACTAACAAAGCCCCGACGACACCTATCATACCCGCTTCGCTGTAAATCGCCATAAAATCCATTATTTTTTTTCATTTCTTTTTTTCTTGCAAGCCTGGCAAATTGCACCATAAGCAATTAAGATTGATTTTTTGCAATCAATGCATTTATAAGCATCTTTCATTTTCCAGCTCTACGCAACTCTCTATTAATAAAATAATTATGTTCAATGTCATCTAATTGTATATTTAAATCTTCTTCCCACCAATTATAATGATTTATTTTCTTCTTTTTTTCTTTCCCCATGATAAGGGATTTAGTGATAAATTTAATTCTTTTTGATACCATTCTAATTTTTCTTGCATTTCAGTTATTTTTACTTCTTCTTCTTTTATGTGCTTTTCTACAAGTTCTTCAATGTCGGAATTAGCAAGTTCCATTCTTCGTTCAAGTTCTGCAATTCTATTTGTAATTTCCAAGTATCCATAAATAACCGCAAAGATTGCAATAAGCAGCTGGCCAAGCCACTTGATATTAATATGAACGGAAAAGTTATCATCAATAATTCCCGTTTTAACGCTTCTTGCCGTCTGCGGTTTGTAGTCTTTTTCATCAGGATTCAAATCTCATAACCCATTATTGACCAGCTTCCATCGCAGGCTGTCAAAATAAATGTTAAAAAAAATAATGATACAATTATTATGATTTTCATTAAATCTGTGTAGTCTTTTTTCATTATAATTCTGTTGCTATTCCATTAATTAGGGTATGTTTTCCAACTTGTATTTTTTTTATTTTATCTTCAGAATTATTTAAAAAGGATGATTGAGCAGTAATCCAAGAATTAGTTCTTTTGATAACTGCTCCATCACTTATTACAATATAAGACTTATTCTGTGCATCAAAAGAGATAGTTTCATCACTAAATTTATATGTTACATTTTCTTTTGTTCTTGGTTTAAAAATGTAAACTTTGTTTCCTTTTGCACATTTTCGAACAAGCATTATTCTTCTTTAGACTCCTTTAAAGATTCTTTTAAACGATTTATAAAAGCTTCTTTCCCAACATTAAGTTGATCTAAATTAAAAGCAGTTCCTGAAATTTTATTTTCTAAATCTGCTATATGATTTACCATTGCTTTCTGCTCATCTGTCAAGTCATCCAACAAATATTCTTTGTCGAATAGGTTCAACTTTTGAGGCTCTTTTTTTTCTTTTTTAGCCACGATTGACTCCTATTTGGTTATTGATTAAAGTGCTTTTAAATCTTTTTCTAGTTCTTCCCAATCAGCTTGCTCAGCTTTTGCTTCAGATGCTCTATCTTTGCATTGCTGTATTTGTCTAGCTACATCTTCTAAACTCCAAGATGAAACTGCATCGTCTAGTGCTTTACCACTATTGGAATCCCATTGCTTTCGCACTAATTGTAATTCATCATGTGATTGCTCTGCTTGTGCTTCTCTAACAACATTTCCGTCATCATCTTTGACCTCAGAAATTGCTGGAGAATCAACAATCTTAGCTTTCTTTACAGACCAACTTTTAGCAGATTTCATTGCTTTATAGTTTTTCATTATTTATCCTTAAGTTGTTTTTTAAGATTATTTACTTGCGTACTTAATTCCTGTACCGCATTTACTAATGCCCAAATCATTGGTTCTTGATTAGCGGATAACCATTCGCCATCATCTTTAATCATTTCGGGCAAAACTTTTTGTGCTTCTTGAGCGATAATTCCTTGTCGTTTTTTATCAGAATTATATTTATATGGATTGTCTTTTTTAAAGTTATATGATACAATTCTTAAATTGTTTATTGCATCTAAACCTACATTCCAATCCTCAACATTTTCTTTTAATCTGCCATCAGATGTTGTACTCCATGCAGAACCATTATCGCCCATAAAAACATCTGCACAACTTGAGTTACCAATAATTGCACTATTATTTTGGACTCCAGTAGCACCTTTACCAATAACAATTTGATTTTGAGCATCAGCAGTAGATACATCTGAAGAACTACCAATTAATATATTTTCATCGCCAGTAGTAAGAGTTTCTCCAGCCCTATATCCCGCAAGGTTATTGTGTTCGCCATTAGTTATATTTCTGCCTACTTGAGAACCAATAGCAGTATTATATGAATTTGCACCTTTGTTTTGACTTTTTAATGCTTGATAACCAATAGCTACGACTTGACCAGCAAAAGATTCATCTGTTAAAGATTGATAACCTATAGATACAACTTCTCCACCGCCAACATTAGCATCTAGTGAAAAAGCCCCAATACTAGTTGCTCCAATCGCAGTAGTCATTAATTTTCCAGCCTCATATCCTAAATATGTATTATTAGTGCCTGTTGTTGTATCATAACCTGCATGATATCCTAGTGCAGTGTTCCCAGTATTCTCATCATTACTATCACTATTTTGACTAAATAAAGCTTGATATCCTATGGCGGTTGTACCTCTACCAACATCTTCTGTATTTAATGCTTGAACACCAACAGCCGTATTATTGTCTCCAGTTGTCATACTAGCCATAACATTCGAACCAACTGCCGTATTACCATTTCCAGTTGTAAGAGCAACACCTGCATTAGAACCTAAAAGAGTAGAATCAAATGAAGTTGTAACCGCATACCCAGCTTTATATCCAAGAGCGGTATTATTTGCAGTTCCATTTCTATCATGACTTCTTAACGCTTGATAACCTATTGCAGTATTAAAATCTGAATCAGCATTTGTCTGTAATGCTTCATATCCAATAGCAGTATTATTTGTGCCTGTGGTCAAAGCAGTAAGAGCATTATAACCTATTGCAACTTCACCTTCAAAATTATTAGAACCAGTAGAATTAAGAGCGTTTTTACCTATGGCAACAACTCTTTTTAAATCTCCACTTCCACCAGTTCCAGCATATCCACCAATAATTACATTTTCTATTGAATTTGAACCAGTTATGCTATACCCCGAGGAAGCTCCAATAATGACATTTGTATTTTGAGTTGTAAGAGAAAAAGCAGAATCTGCACCTAATGCAACATTTGTACCACCAGTTGTAACATTTTTTAAAGTTTGATAACCTAATGCTGTGTTATTACTGCCTGATGTAATTACTTTTAAAGTATCTACTCCAACTCCGACATTATTAGTTGCAGTAAAATTATATGAACTTCCTGAACCTTGAGAGCCACCCATTGATGATTTACCAATACCAACATTATTATTAGCGGTATTATTATTTGTAGTGCTATAATCTCCGTTTGCACCAGCACCAGCACCCATAAAAGTATTATTATCAGCTTGATCTGACCCTAAAGAATATCCAGCAACATATCCTACTAATGTGTTATGAGTTGAGTCTAATAATTTTAGACCAGCTTGATACCCAACTATTGTTGTGTAATCTATTGTTGTTGCAGTTTGACCAGCTTGGTAACCGATTGCTGTTGTTCTGTTACCTGAAGTAAGTGCATTAAGAGATTGATGACCTATAGCAACTATACCAGTAATACCATCCAAAGAGGCTTCCATAGCATAATTACCAATACCAATATTCTTATTAGAGGCAGTATTTGCCCAAGTTCCACCACCAGCACTATTTCCTATAAAAATATTATGTTCCGAACCTGCAGAAGTAGAACCAGCATTAGTATCATCCATTGCAAAATTACCGATAGCAGTGTTATAACTACCAGTTCCATGAACATTCATAGAGGCTCTACCAATAGCAATATTACCCTGGCCAGTTGTTTGTTCTTGTAAAGCACCAGTACCTATAGCAACCATATTATCTGCTGTGGTTATCCCACTTAAAGCTGAATAGCCAAGTGCAGTATTATATAAAGCTCCATCTAAAGCTGAATCCAAAACAAAACTACCAATACCAACATTTCCTGCTATATTTGTATTTGTCCAAGTTCCACTGCCTGTGCCATATCCTATGAATACATTATCTGAAGAAGCTAGAGAGGTAGAACCAGCATCTGTATTATTCATACTAGCATACCCAATAGCAATGTTTCTATCTCCAGTTGTATGAGTTTGTAATGCTAATGAACCAAGAGCAACATTATAATTACCACCACTAGCTATTGAACTACCTGCTAATTTTCCAAAAAGTGTATTATCTGTACCACTATCATTATTAGATAGACTAATGCGAGAATTGTCATCAAGTTTCATTCTTGCATTACCTTCAAAAAAGATTCCTAAAGTTGAATTATTAGTACTATTGTAAATTGAGGCTATATGTATGTCAGCATCATAATTTCTAAGGTGAATTGCAGACATTGTATCAGCAGTAGAACTAGTATTTTCAATTCTTAATCCGTTACCACCCCAAGCTCCGTTAGAACCGCCACTAAATGATGTATTTGTATTTGCAAATCTAATATCAGTTTGATAGTAAGGAGAATCTGTTCCAATACCAATTTTGTTATTACTATCTAATATTGTTAATGCAGATGAGCTTAATCCATTATTAAAAAAGTCAATTTTATCTGCTCCTGGTTGATACCTTAAAAACCACTTTGTACCAGTATTATCATCAAATTGAACTGTGCTATTATTTATTCCTTTTAGATGTAATGAAGCACCTGTAGATGAACCACCAGTAATTAATGCAGTTGGAAAACTAGTTCCTTCAATGTGCAATAATTGGCTAGGCGATTCCGTACCTATACCAACCGCAGTTCCATCTCTTAAAAAAGTCATTACTGGTATATCATTGCTTACTGTTGTACCAGTAGCATTATGCGTTCCAATAATAAATTTATTATTTGTACCATCGTATTTTAAATAACCACCTTGAAAACCATTTTCAGCTAATCTTATAAATGTACTATTATTTACATCTGCTGATTGTAATAAAATAGTTCCATCATTAGCAGAAATAGT